TGAACACAGCGAATTTGCTGAAATGGTTGGTTTTATGTCGCCGTTCTTTAATGCGTGGCAAGAAGTTATTGGCAGGTGGGCTGGGCTAGCTATAGAAAATCCTGCGTTTGTTTATAAAGGTGTTCGGTTGTTTACTAAAGATGATGTTGAATTGCCGATCCTAGGGTTAACACAAGAAGAAGATCAATACGGAAATTTAAATGTTGTGTTTAGACCTAAAGATAGCGCTCTTGCATCGTTGTTAGTTAATCCTAAATTTACTAATAGTATTAGTGACGCTGCTAATCAGGTGTTGCCTAGTTCTCCTATTGGTAGTGTCGGTGAGCTTGTTGACGAGGTTGGAATTAAGTTAGATAAAGATGGGTTGTTTACGATGTTAACTAAAACAACTCCTAGTGCTGGCCCGTTTATTACGTTGCCTTTACGAACGTTTATGTTTGATTTTAAAAAACCTGAAATAGAAAAAGTTGCTGGATGGATGTTCCCATTCGGCCACCCAGATGGAAACTTTGTTGAACGTTTTGTTCAAGAATTTACTCCGTCATGGGCCGATCATTTATACTACACAGCGTTAGATCCAGATAACCCTTTCCGTTACGGCAATAAACAAAACTACGGATTGACCATGATTGATATGGTGACTTACCTTGACGTTAAAGCTAGAGAAGCAGGAACTCCTTACGACTACACTGACCCTGAAGTACAAAGTAACGTTATAGCTAAAGCTGAAGAAATGACACAAAGTGTCGGGTTCTTAAAGTTTCTTGCAACTACTGTAATACCTGTAGCTTCTGCTGAAGGTTCTCCGTATGAACCGTATATTATAAAATTAAATCAATTAGAAGAACATGGTAGAGCTTTAGGTTTAGAACCTGAATGGGCTGTTAACCAATTCCTTAATCTTTACGGCGAAGAGTTTTTCTTTCTAAGCGGTAACGCAACTAGAAATGCTAAAGGTGTTGCTCCGACAATAGAGTCGTTTAAATTATCTCAAAAACATAAAGATTTTATAGAAAAATATCCTGTAATGACTTCTGTTGTAACTAATTCTTTGCGTGTCAGCGCTATTGAAGATGGGGCGTTTTCACCGGCTGTTCAACAAATTTTTATGAATGAAGGATGGCGTGAAATTTATACGCCTGAAGAATTTATTAAACAGACAGAAGTGTCACGTGGATATACTGAATTAAACGCTTGGAAAGATAGCCCAATAGATGGTGTAGAAGGAAGCCCGTCTTATAATCAGTTGTTGTATGCTAATGATGGGTTAAGTAATTCGCCTTCTGCTGCTGTTCATTCTGGTTTAAAGCTATATTATGATCTCAAAAAAGCAGAACTTAGTGAAAAATATCCGTTGTTTGGTGAAGCGATTGAAGAATTTAGTTCTTCTAATTATATTGCTGAGGTAATGGAAGGCGCTAGGGCTTTGGTTGAAGAACCGTCGTTAGCGTATAAGCCTTGGATTGGTAGCCTTGTAGAGTATTTAGATATTCGGAACGATTTTGAAAATGATTTGAGAAGGTTGCCTAGTAGTTCTTTGGAAGCTGATAACAATAGATTATTAATGTATGAGTGGGATCAAGTTAGATCTGAGTTTGCTACTAGGCCAGATTTTGCTTTGTTCTATTCAAGGTTTTTAGAGAATGATCTTATTCCCAAGAACAGTTGGGCAGACTAGGATAGTGTTATGGAGTTAAGCGATAAAGCTAAAGATAATTTAAAAAGAATATTCGGCGACAACAGAGCTGAGCAATATATTGCATTGTATGAATCTGTTGAAGATTCTGTAGTTTTTAAACAAATTGAAAGAAGTTGGGAAACTGATTTTGCAAGTACCGAAGAATATGATGCAAACTCGTTGCTTACACAACCGGAAATACTTGGAGTTTTTAATCAAACAATTCTTGAAAATAATAAATTAATAGGACTTAGTTCAGTAAATCCTGAAGGTGTTACTAAAGATGAATTAGATAGTTTTCTTATAGAGGTAAGAGACAGCGATGAGTTTAAAAGTGTTTTGTCGTTAACTACTCCTACTTTGGGAACAATTAATCCTGAAATGGTTAGAGAAGGATTTATCCCTGAAGGCACAGAAGGGGTAGTAGCACCAGCTACGTCTTTGGGAGTTAGACCTACACCAGAAACTACTTATAGTACTGATGAGGAAGAAGCGTTAGCTGAGCTTTTTTCTGAAACTGATGAATGGTTTATTAAAGAAAATATAGGTGAAGTACTTAATTATTTGCCAGATGACCAGAAAGCATTAATAGCTATTGAATTAGCGTTTGTGAATATTGGCAATATGGGCGATATTTTTAGGTCTGATGGTTCGTTTGACGATATTGCGTTTAATAACCAGATGCTAGAAGCGTATAGAATGATGGAAATTGCTAAACCTACGTTGCCTGTTACTGATGTAGGTGGTGTTCCAATACCTGCCCAGTTTGGTACTGGTGATGCAACAACGTTTAATATTTTAACTGGTCAAAGCGGAAGAACAGTAGAACAAATACAGGCTTTATTTGAATTAGGTATAAGCCAAGAACAAGAACAAGAAGGTTATAAAGATTACGACCCTGTGTATTTAATGGATGCTGTTAATAACAAAGCTGGCCAAATGTTAGGTATTGAATTAACAGAAGCGCAGAAACGAGCGTTTGTTGTTTTTATGAAAGAAACAGTTGACCATTATTATACTGATAATATGCAAATGCCTATGGTAGATTCTCAAGCTAAAAAGTTTGTGCAAGAAGAGTTCCCTAAATTGTCTCTAGCTGAAGCTGAGGGTTCGACTATTAGAGCTATTGAAGCTGCTGTTAGGAATATGTAATGATAGATTTGGGTTATGTTTTTGCGTTGGTTAGTAGTGTTGCTGATGGGAGGCACTATGGCTATTCCTAATATTGATTGGAATAAGTTTGAAAATTTAGCTGAAACTGACGGAGATTATAAGTTTGCGCTTGAGTTGATTAGGTCGTTTGATGCGGAAAAAGCTACGTTGGATTCTCAAAGAAGAGTTGAAAATGAGTTGCGTGATTCACGTAATCAAAATATAGAGTTAGAACGTGCGGTAATTATGGCGCATGAAGGGTTCCGTGAAAATGCTTATTCAGATCCTTTGCGTGGCGATGATGTGCCGACTATAGGGTTTGGGTTTACTGGTGGCGTTCAAATGGGCGACACTATGGATAAAGAAACAGCTCTTGCTCGTTTAGATCAAGAAATTGAAAAACATAGAGAAATTTTATTTGCTGAACTTGCATTGAATACCGCTAGTTTGCGTAAAGGTAGTAGCGATCAAGATTATATTAATAGGTTTGGTGATGGTTGGCAGTATGATTTTATTAGTTCGGAGGCTGATGGTGAAAAATACGCTCCGTTGCCTTCAGGTGCTGCTGAACCGTATGTTGAATTAGATCAATATGGCCATGTAACTATTTATGGGTTTGAGAATAGAGAAGAGTTGTTAGCTGCTGGGCAAGAAAGGTATCAGTCTTTAGATGCGAATACGCAAGCTGCGGTTATGTCAATTACGTATAATTATGGTTCTGCTGGTGGCCCAGATTTTGTTAAAGAAATTAATAAAGCTGTAGATACTGGCGATGTTTTAGCGTTAGCTGATTATATTGATAATACAGAATATGGTTTAGCTTCTAATGATGGCGGTGCTTTGTATGGCAGGCGAAATGATGAAGCTAATCTTATAAGAACTGGAAGAAGTAAAGAGGTTGCTGCACACGCAGCTACTGGCACGTTAAGAGAATTTGGTATGGGCGATCCGTTCCAAGGTGGTAGCGCTGCTCTTCCTAAAGACACGGGTTATGTTGGAGCTACTAGATCTCGCAATCAAGGTACTGGCCAACAAAACCGCATGTCGTCTAGGGCATTTATGGCAGATGGTTCTTTACGTTCTTCTGGGACGCAAGCTCAACCTGCTCAAGAAACAACTTTGAGTGGTAGCGGACCGTTTTTAGGGATTCCATCTTTTGCGGATACGTTAGGAGATGCAACTGGTTTAAGTGAACAATACGGTGCGTTTGGTTTCTTTATGTATGACCGTGACATAAGAGGTGATTTATATATAGGGCTTGATATTAATGGTAACCCTGTTGCATATAACGATCCTTCAAAATTAACAGAAGTAGACGTTGTTACTTATATAGAATCAACTAATATAGACCCGACTACTGAAAACGCTATGCTGTACCAAATTCCGAGTTTGTTGCGTAAAACTGAATGGGGTATGGAAAATAATTCACGTATGCGTGAGTTCGATGTTGAGTATCAAAAGAAGAGTGAGGCAGATCGTTTAGAATTTTTGCAAGCGACTATAGATCAAGTGAGCGATAGCCTTAGAGGTCTTGGGTATGAGTTATCTGACCAAGAAGTTTATAATTTAGCTTATCAGTTTCAAAGATTAAATGGCCCTGTTACACAAACAAATACTGATACGTTGTATAAAACTATTTTTGCTGAAATTGAAAATAAAGAAATGGTTAATGAGTTAAATGAATTTCAAGGAATGGTAGAAAATACTTTAGTAACTGCTGGCGATTATTATTTAAATATGAATGAAGAACAAGCTAGAGAATATGCAGAGCAGTTGCTTACTGGTGATTTAACTCAAGAAGAATTTAAACAAATGTTGCAGGATCAAGCGTATATTGCTTATCCGCATTTAGAAGAGCAAGCTACAAAATTAGGGGTAACTCCTAAGCAGTTACTTTTTAATACTGAAACATCTATTGAGAATTTGTTAGGTAAGAAAGTTGATTTGCGTGATAGTAAATGGAATCCGGTTATAAATTATGTTGATAATTCAGGTAGCCCTAGATTGATGACTACTTGGGAAGCAGAAAATTATGTGCGCTCTACTGGAGATTATTTAGGTAGTAATAAAGGGCAAGAAAAGATATATAGTCTTGTTGATGCTTTAGCTGATTCGTTTGGGAGGGTTTAAATAATGACATTTTATGTTCCAGAAGAAGCTACAGAAGCTCTGGAAAATTATGATCCTTTTGGTGTAGCCGATATTGTTGGTGGAGATACTACTGATTATACAATTGGCTCTGGTTTTGAAGATGATTTGTATGTAGCGCCAAATCCTTTTATAGATCAAAATACACCAGTACCAAATACACCAGTATCATCTACACCAGAATATAATGCAGACGAAGCATACGACATACTTGAGAACTTGTTAAATCAATATGATTTACCTTTATCTTTAGTAGGTAAAATTAAAGAATGGGTTTCTTTAAATCTTTCAGTTCAGCAAATGGAAATTCGGTTACGAGGAACAGATGAATATAAAGATCGGTTTGCTGGTATGGGTATTCGTAGCGAAAACGGTTTGAATCAAGTTTCAGAAGCTAGATACCTTGAATTAGAAAATAATTACGCTAGTGTTTTAGCTGAATTTGGTTTGCCTGAATCTTTTTATGATTCGCCTGAAGATTTTGCGTCTTTTATAGGTAACGATGTTTCGCCTGAAGAATTTGCTACACGTACAGCGTTAGCAGCGCAAGCAGTATCAGAAATTGATCCTAATTTAGATGAAGAGTTACGGCGGTTGTATCCAGAAATAGACGACGGAGATTTAATATCGTATTTCTTAGATCCTGATAGGGCTGTTCCGTTAATGGAATTAAAACTGCAAATGACTGCTGCTGGGTTATCTTCTACAGCTAAAAGCACTTTAGGTGAAGGGTTTAATACTGGTGTGGCTGAACAGTTAGCTAGGCAACCTGATGTGCAACCAGTTTCAGTGCGTGCTTTAGCATCTAGCGCTGGTTTAACACAGTCTACGTTAAGAAGCCAAGGTGTTTCTGTTGATACGTTAGCTTCTTCTGCTTTTGGTTTAGACGCTGATGACGCTACTTTAGTTAGACGTATGCGTGAAAGAAGGCAACAGACGCAACAGGCTGGAGCTGGTAGTTTGTTGCAACAAACTGGTGCTTCTGGGCTAGGCGCTGCACAAATAGCTTAGGTTGTAGACACAAACCTTAATTCTTTATATATTTATATTTGTGATCTGCCCCATTAAGAGGGTGAGCCGTTCACACACAAAAAAAAATTAACTCCGCTAACATGCCACCGTTGTTAGCGTGTACCAGAGGTGAGTGACATAATGGAAAATGAGTCTACAGAAACCGAAGAAGTTTCTAGTACCGAATCCAAACCAAATTGGCGTAGAGAACTTGAAGCGAAAGCTGCGAGGGCTACTGAGCTTGAAGCGCAAGTTGAGCAGATGCAACGTAAAGAAGTGTTCCGTGATGCTGGCTTAGATCCATCTAATAAGATGACTGAGTATTTCATGAAAGGCTACGAAGGCGAGCTATCTGTTCAAGCGATACAAGCTGAGGCTAACGATGCTGGGTTGTCTGCTATGACGACTACAGCTAGTATCGGCAATTTGGCAGAGCAGCAGGCGCAAGCAGATCAGTTTGAAACGGAGCGTAGAATCCAACAAGCTGGCGATGATGCTGGTCCTGTGGCAGATGCTAACCTTATTGAGTTAATTAAACAAACTAAAAACCCTGAGGAATTACGGGCGATTTGGGAATCTAATGGCGGTACTTGGAACGCAATGGTGTAAGTAGGCTCCAAACTTAAATTGGAGATAGCCTAAAATGGCATATACACAAGCAAGTTCGGTTAGTTCAGACACCGCTGCATTTGAGCAGTTGGCGTACTTTGCTCTCCGTTCACAACCTATGTTTGAGATGGTATGTGACGTAAAGTCAACCAACCAGTCTCATGCAGGTGCTAGCGTCCAATTCAACATTTATAGTGACCTTTCTCAAGCTACATCAGCTCTCACTGAAACCAGTGACGTAACTGCTGTTGCGCTTGGTGATTCAACGGTTACTGTAACTCTTGCTGAATATGGTAACGCTGTCACCACAACCGCTAAACTTCGTGGAACCAGCTTCTTAAACGTAGACGCTGACGCTGCGAACATTATCGGTTACAACATGGCCAACAGCCTCGACAATATCGTTCACGGTATTCTTGTCGCTGGAAGCAACGTGCTGTACGGTGGCGATGCCACAGCTACAGGAGAACTAGCAGCAGGCGATATTATGACCGCTGCTCTTGTCCGTAAAGCTGTTGCTAATGCCCGTGCTGCATCTGCACCTACTTTTGATGGAGGCGTTTACGTTGGATTTATCCACCCTGACGTTTCCTACGATTTACGAAATGCTACTACGGTAACTGACGTAATCGCACACCAAAACCAGCAAGACGCTGGCGCTATCCGAACAGGTAGCATTGGTGTTTATGGTGGTGTTGACTTCATTGAAACCCCACGTTTGGACATTGGTACAAACGCTGGTGATTCTAATGTTGACGAGTATGAAACCATTATCTGTGGTAAGCAAGCTATGGCAAAAGCCGTTAGCCGTGCAGCCGGATTTGGTGAAGACCCCAGTGTCGTATTTGGTCCTACAACTGATCTCCTCCGACGTTTCAACCACGTTGGCTGGTATCACCTTGTTGGGTACTCACGATTCCGTGAAGCATCCATCAGAAGGATTGAATCTTCATCCTCAATAGGCGCTAACTAATAGCTCCTAACGATAGTTTGGGAAGGCTAACTTTACTGGGAGGTTGGCCTTCCCTCTATCTTTTAATGTGTTAGTATATTATTATTAACGGTTATGGAAGACGAACAAGTAGATGTGGTTATAACTGCTGAGACGATACAAGCCAGTGTTGTAACTGATAAGGAGAACGCTGATGGCTAGCGGACTTTATGGGATAACGTTCCTAAACGCTTTAAAAAATACTCTTGCGTTAGATTTAGACAGCGACACTATTAAAATAATGTTAGTTACGTCGTCGTATACGCCTGATTTTGGAGCGCACGATTTTAAAGCTGATGTAAGTAATGAAATTTCTGGAACTAATTATACTGCTGGTGGTAATACGTTAAGTAGTTTGGCTTTAACTCAGACAGGTGGCACTATTAAGTTTGATGCTGCCGATACGTCATGGTCATCTGCGACGATTACAGACGCTAGAGGCGCTGTGATTTATGACGATTCTTTAACTGATGATCCTCTTATTGCGTACATTGATTTTGGCGCTAATTATTCTTCCACTAATGGTACGTTTACTATTGCGTTTAATGCCGGTGGTATTTTTACTATTGATTTAACCCCGTAGGAGGGTGAATGGCTGCAACATCTTATCCAAGTAGTTTAGATGGTACAGGGACTCTCCCTAGTAGTATTTCTGAAACTGCTAATCTTAATTCACCTAATCATGCTGATATGCATGAGGTTACGAATACGGCGATTGTTCAAATTGAAGAAAAGTTAGGCATTGGAGATACTACTTGTGCTGACGGTACTGTGTTACATGGTACTGGTTCTGGTACGTCTACGTGGACTTCTGATCCGTCAATTATTGGTTCTTTGTCGGTTGCTAAAGATTCTGCTGATGCGGTTATTAATTTAACTTCTCATCATAATACTGAGGCGACTGCTGCTGAGTTGACGTTGCGTAAATCAGATGGGTCTAAGGCTTCTCCGGCGCTTGTTGATGATGACGCTATTCTTGGAAAGATTATGTTCCAAGGCTATGACGGGGATAGTTGGGCTAATGGAGCGCAGATTAGGGCGCAAGTAAATGGCACACCTAGCGGAAGTTCTATGCCTACTGAATTAATGTTTTTGGTAACTGCTGCTGGTTCTCAAACGCCGTCAACTGCTATGACTATTAAGTCAGATAAAACAGTTAGCTTTGGCCAATCGACGATTCATGGTCAACCAATTCTTGCTGCGGATGGTCGAGCTGGTGGTGGGCTTTCTTATAGTTTTCAAAATGATACTGATACTGGTTTTAGTTTAGCTACAGATATAGGTACAAACACAGTAGCTCTTACTGGCAAACTTGTGTTAGATACTGCTTTGCCTACAGCAAGTTCTGGAGGGTACGCTGCTTTAGTTAGAATGGATAGTGACGGATCTATTAAAGAATGGACTTCTAGCGTTAGATGGAAAAAAGATATTGAAGATCTTTCTACGGAAGAGGCTTATAAAGTTCTTGATGCTAGACCTATTAAGTACAGGGGTTTAGATGATGATTCTTCTGCTCCTTTAGAAGCTGGTTTATCTGCTGAAAGTGTTCATGATTCTGGTTGGACATACGCTGTAGGGTATGATGCTGGCACAGAAACTCCTCGTTCAGTTCATTATCAAATGTTAGTTACTCCTTTAATTAAAATAATTAAAGATATGAATGACCGCTTAAAAGAGTTGGAAGGATAATAATGGAAATCAGCCCAGTAGAGTTACTTCAAGAAGTAGAAAGACAATTTCCTAAAGAATTAACAATTTGTGCGTTGACACTACAAAACAGAAAGTTGCAAGAGCCACCAGAAAATGATACCGACGACGAACAGTAGCATAAATACTAAACTTTTACACCCTGAGTTTAAACGCAGGTTAGAAGCGTTCTTTGCTGACGACAGAATTTCTGGCCGTGTCAAGGTGGTATCTGCTGTGCGTACTTACGCACAACAAAAATACTTGTACGACGGGTACAAAAGTGGCAGGGCAGGTTTTAATTTAGCTGCTAACCCTGACCGTAAAACAGCGTCAGGTTTTCAGGGTTCGTATCACATGCAGCAACCAGCGTTTGATAGTTGGGGTTATGCCGTTGACTTTAGAATTACTGGGCGTGGTATCAGTACTTCTCAAGTGAACGCTATAGCTAAATCTTATGGTATGGTTGCATACGTTAGAGGAGAGTGGTGGCATCACCAACCTTGCAAGGTAGTTAAGGGCAAGATTCAGTGGTTTGATGCTCCGGCTTTGAAGGGAACGAAAGCTAAGAAAAAAGTTAAGCAAGACCTTAAGGGTATTGGCGCTGCGTTAGCTGAGATAGAAGATTTGATTCGACGACACCCATTGAAGAAGGGTTCTAAGGGGCAGCCTGTGAAGGTAGTTCAGGGGCTTCTTGGTAATAAGGGGTTGTATCGGTACAAAGTTGATGGAGATTTTGGAAGGCTTACGCATAAGGCTGTTGTGGAGTTTCAGAAGCGTCGTCTATTATATGTTGATGGGATTGTTGGTCCTAATACTTGGAAGGCTTTATTGAGAAAATGAAAGAATATCTAGATTTACTTGAACGCTGCGGAGCGACGTTTGTACAAGCAGCAGTAGCCACGATCAGTGGTAACTCCTTCCTTGAGATGGGCGTAAGCAACTGGAAACTTGTTGTAGCTTCTGGTTTTGCTGCCGTGTTATCTGTTCTTAAAGGTTGGGCTGCTACTAAAGTTGGAGATAGTTCGTTCTCGTTGGTTGGTCGTAAGACTCAGCCTGAGGAGATTCTTTACGGAGAAGAATAGGGGTTTTGTATGGCTACAAATTTCCCTAGTAGTTTAGATTCTTCGACTCAGCAGCCGACGATTGCTTCTTCGGATGAGATGGATGATTCTGGTAAGGAGCATGATGTTGTTCATACGAATCATTCTGGTGCGATTATTGCGTTAGAGACGAAGTTGGGTACTGGTGATTCTAATGCTGTTGCTGATGCTGTGCTTATGGGTACTGGTTCTGGCACGTCTGGGTGGGATACTTCTCCTACGTTTAAGGGTGCGGTGACTGTTGGTGTTGATGATACTGGTCATGATGTGAAGTTTTTTGGCGCTACGTCTGGTTCTTATATGCTTTGGGATGAGTCGGCTGATGCGTTGATTGTTAATGCTGGCCCTATATTTGCTACTGCTAAAATGCAGACAGGTCAAAGTTCTTTTACGCAAGAGCCTTGGAATGATTCAACTATTGCGTTAGGTGCTTTTGGTTCTATAGGTACGCAGGGTTCTTATAGAACTACTATGGCGTGGAACTTTGAACGTGGGACTGATAGCGCTTGGCATCATTTAGATATTAATAGTTTACCGCAGGCAGGCGCAGTAGAGATTGGCAGCACTGGAATTATTTTTAGATGGCAAGCTGATTTTGAAACTGACCATGCTGATTTACCTACTGATGTGTTGCTAATGGATGCTGATGCTTTATACCCAGCAGATAATGATGTAACTGATTTAGGGACTACTGCCAAGAAATTTCAATTAGGACATATTAATTATGTTTACGGAACGCAAGGGTCTGCTTCGTATCCTGCGTATGTTTTTGACGGTGATAATAACACTGGGATGTGGTCGTCAGGTGATGATACTATTAATTGGTCTACTGCTGGTGTTGAACGTGGGGAATTGCAGTCTGATGGGGATTGGTTTTTTGGAACTTCATCCCAACATGTAAGAGCGCAACCAACAAATAACGACAGATTGCTGTTATATGAAAACGGTACTGGTCGTCCTTACATTTCTTTTTGGAATAGATTAGCTGATGGTTCTGTGGATCGTAAAGGCTACATGGGTTACCCAGAGGCAACGTCAGACACTTCAAACATTTACATACGTTCAGACGACGGCTATGTAGACATTAACAACACGAAACTTACTGGGAATACTTATATTAACGGTACTGGTTGTTGGCTCACTAATTACGGCGATGTTTTGAAAATTGATAACGCTGATGGGTACACACACATTGGTGCAATGAACGCTAATGGTACTCATATTTATTCTGAGCTAGCTAGAGTGTACATCGGCATGTATAACGCAGCGTATTTTTTCGCTAATACTGGTGCATGGATGCCTATTACAGACGATGCTAGAAACCTTGGCTATAGCAGCAGCGCATATCGTTGGGATAACATATATGCAACTAGTGGAACTGTTAATATATCTGACCAAAGAGATAAAACAGATATTGTTGATATAGATTTAGGTCTTGATTTTGTTAAATCGTTACGGCCAGTTAATTATAGATGGAATATGAGAAGCGGTTACGAAGGGACAAGAACCCACATGGGGTTTATTTCTCAAGAAGTAGCTACGGCATTAGGAAATGAAGCTTCTAATAGGGGAGTATGGATAAACAACCCAGAAGAAACGGCAGATGTTGATGGTATGGGTGAAAAGACTTTTCCTGAAGGACAAGGATTGCGTTATCATCAGCTTATAGCTCCTATAGTTAAGGCTATACAAGAACTGGAAGCAAGAGTAGCTTCATTGGAGGGGTAAGTGCGTGGCTGGCATAGCATACCGTACCTCAACCGCCTACAGAAACTCAGGCGCTTACCGGCAATCAACCGTAACCGTAAGCCCCTCAACAATAGCCTGCGCTGCCAGTGTTCCGGCTGTAACCGTGACAGCCTTTGCGAATGCTGCCGTTGCGGTAATTGCAGCATCAACAACTGCACCTGCACCAACTGTCACAGGGACAGGTAATGTAGCTCCTAGTGTGGTAGCGACTGCTGCCACCATGCCATTAGCAACTATTTCAGGGGCAGCGAACCTAGCTCCTAGTGTGATTGCTGGTGTTGGCGCTACGCCGTCAGCGACTATTTCAGGTACAGCTAGTATCGCTGCTGGAGTGATCGCTGGGGCTGCTACAACGCCTTCTGCGACGATTTCAGGGACAGCTAGTATTGCACCTGCGGTGGTGGCTACAACGTCTACAGTTCCGTCTCCTGTGCTTAGTGTAAGCCAAGAAATATCGGCTAGTCTTATAGAGGCAACAACGTCTATTGAAGAACTTTTGTTTAACCTTAGATATGTGCCTGTGACTGAGAATATATTGTCACCGTTAGATATACCGCCGTATCCAATTATCAACCCTAGAAGGAACCTGCGGAGATTCTATACTCCGACAGCAAAAGGGCGTAATATATTTATATTAAACGATGGGTCGGTAACGACCAGACAACCGGCAGATATGAGTACAGTTTCAAGAACGTTATATGGTGGGCATGAATCCCCTACTGATTTAACGGATAGCGAATTGAGCGCATTAGCTACTGCTGGGTATAGTACGGAGGTAGTTGGAAGTGCCTAGATACGATTACAAATGTAAACGGTGCGGAAACGTGGAAGAAATTATACATGGTTTTGACATTGAGCATTCGTTTCATTGCGTTGATTGTGGCAAAGAAATGAGCAAACTTATTTCAGGTGTAAACATTGCGCCTTCTGCTACGCCGTCTCGTAATTCTGTTATTGATTTAGAAGCAACGAAGAAAGCTGATCGGGCGAAGGATGCTGATATGGCTGCGTATAAGCGGTTGCGTCAAAGCGGTGTGCAACCTCCAAAGATTAACGGTTCAGCTCATTTAGAACAGCACGCTGAAACTAAGAACGAAGTTAATACGGGACATATTTATTCCAGTGATTACAGCAGACGAGAGAACGAAAAGTTCTTAAATGACATTGGAGTATAATGACGGCTCAAACGTGGATTGATGAAACAAAAAATTTATTGTTGACAGATTATGTTGAAGAGCATGACACGTTAGGGACGGCGTTAAATGATAGCGAAACGACTGTTAATTTTACGCATGATACTGCTGGTATTGTAGTTGGGTCGATTATTGAAATAGGCACTGAGTTAATGTACGTGTTTAGTATGAACGCTACAACTAATAACGCTACTGTTAAGCGTGGGTTTAGAGGCACTACTGCTGCTGCTCATAGCGCAGGTGATTTGGTGACTGTTAACCCTAAGTTCCCTGCACAGCTTGTATTAAACGCTATTAACGACGAGTTGGCTGATTTGTCGTCACCGCAAAACGGTTTGTATCAAATGAAAACTGTTGAGTTTACGTTTAATCAAGCGCAAGACGGTTACGATTTAACAGGTGTGACTGATGACGTTCTTTCTATTTATCAGGTAACGTATTCTGATGTTGGTTCTGAAGCGTCTGAACCTGTGATTGCTTCATGGACTTTGCGCCGTGACCGTAACACTAGTTCATTTGCTTCAGGGTACGCTTTGGTGTTGCATGATGATGGCTGGGCTGGTCAATCAGTACGAGTCCAGTACAAAACAGATTTTGCTGCTTTAGCTGCTACTTCTACTGCGTTAAGCACGGTTGGGTTGCACGCATCAGCGTATGATTTGCCTTCTTTAGGGGCTGCTCTTAGGTTGATGTCTACTCGACCTGTTCGACGAGAATTTATTGACGAGCAAGGGTCTAGTCGTAGAGCAGATGAGGTTCCTTCTGGGGCTGTGTCTGCTTCTATGCGTGATCTTCGAGCGTTGCGTGACGGTAGGATAAGCGCTGAAGCTACTAGGTTAGACTCTCAGTATCCTTTGTATTGGATGCGTTCAGGTGGGAAGACACAAACTTCTGTATACAGAGGAGTGTAAATGGTTCATAAGGCTGAACGTTTGCCAGTCACATTAACGATTGGTAGCAAGGAGCATAAATACAATATAGAGGTAGACCAGTACCGTAGAACTGCGGTTCCTTTGTTGCGTGAACAGCGAGATACTTCTAATGAGGCAGGCGAGCAATCTATTAATAACCAGTTTTGGTTGAGGTCGCAGACGAGTTGGGAGTTAGGCTCTGGTCAAAAATATTTTGACAAAGTTAAATCTGATAGGAGTAGGTTTAATACGTCGTCTGGTGTTGATGTGTGGACTGAAGGACAGTTTTCGTTGTTGCCTTTGTGTGAAACTAAGAACAATTTGTTGTCTTTGACTGGCGTTATTATGAAGATTTTTCGACGTTCAAGCAACAGCACGGATTATATGTATGTTGCTAGTGCCAGTACGTTGTATTATTCTTCTAATTTTTCTGCTGCTGATGGGTCGGTTACATGGGCTACGGTAAGTGCTCCTGCTTCTGGGTCTGCTGAAGTTATTACGGACATTGCGTCTGATGGAACTAATGTATATATAGCGTATGGGTCTGCCCGTGTTCCCACTAAACAAACGTTAGGTGTTACTACAGCTCCAACTAATTTTGGTTCGTTAAACCCTGATTACTTTGATGTAGTAAGCGGTAGGTTATTTGCAATAGATGGCAACAACATATCTGAATACAATTCTTCTGGCGCTAAAGTTTCTAGCAGCATGGATTCTACTTTGTATGATGGCGAGTGGTTAAGTGTAGCTGCTGGTCCAGCAGGTTTTTACATTGCAAGTAACACGGCAGGAACAGGAGTTATAAGTTTCGTTAAGATAGGTAACACTGACGGCCTTTTGCAAGAAGCACAACAGGTAGCTGAGTTGCCCCGTGGAGAAAAAATAAACGATATAATTTCGTATGGTGGCTTTCTTGTGTTAGCTACAAGCAAAGGGCTACGTATCGCAACTACTGAACCTACAGCAGGTGGTGTAACATACGGTCCTGTTATAGATGGCGCTGGTGAAGCGTACAGTTTGGTAGCTGATGAACGGTTTGTATGGTTTGGTGGCGGTTCAGGTAAAGTATACAGGGCTGATTTGTCAAAGTTTTCTGAAACGCTTGTGCCTGCGTGGGCACCTGATTTAGTGTCAGTTGGCGACGGTAATCTTTTAAGTAATGTAACGCATTTGGCTAGGTCAGATGGCAAAACATATTTTGTGGACGCTGGTAATGGTGTGCAAGGGCAACAGTATCAAGATAATTTGGTTGCTTCTGGCACGTTAAATGTTGGTGATATTAGATGGAACACTGAATTTGATAAAGTGTTGCGGACTCTTGAAATACGCCGTCATACTGCTTCCCTTACGTCTGCTGTGCGTACTTGGGGTGACGCTAACGTAGCTTGGGGAGACGCTGACGAGTTTTGGGTAGGTCAAACAGCTAATGTAGGTGGTTCTGTAACTGCTACGGTAACTAATGACAACGGTGATTCTGTTACTACAGGAGTTTTATCTAATAAAATTAAAGTAAACATTGAAGCTGCTGACGGCACAGAGCTTGTCCCAACGTTGTCTGAATCGTTTAAATTGCAATTTAATTTAACAAGAGATTCAGTAGCAACTGATGGCCCTGTTGTAGAGTCATGGCGAGTCGAAGCATTTGCAGCTCCTACTAGAGTTGACGAAATAGTGCTACCTGTAATTCTTAAATCTAGGGTAGCTACGTCACGTGGTATGGGTTCAGCAGCAGCATACAACACTAAGGAAGAATACGAAGCGTTGAACACAGCTATGGTTAATAAACAAATTGTAACGTATAACGAAGGGTCACGTTCAGAGAGCGTAGTCATTGACCAAATACAAATGGCTCCTGAAAAATTAGCTGACGATGGGACTTGGTGGGAAGGGGTATGCACCCTTAGACTACTAACTGTCCCCTAGAATGGTATATGACTAAGATTCTGTATTACGATATTGAGACAGCGCCTAATTTGGCGTATGTGTGGGGCCAGTACCAGCAGGATGTTATAGAACATGAACGTGAATGGTACATGTTGTGTGTTTCGTACCGCTGGGAGCATCAGAAACGCACGAAAGTGTGTTCGTTAATTGATTTTCCTGAGTCGTATGCTGAAGATTTTGAAAACGATTTTCATGTTGTTAGTAAACTGTGGGAATTAATTGATGAAGCTGACATTGTTATAGCGCACAATGGTGACAAGTTTGATATGCGTAAGGCTAACGCTAGGTTTGTGAAGCATGGTCTTGGCCCACCGTCGTCTGTGAAATCTGTGGATACTTTGAAAGTAGCTCGTAGGTATTTTATGTTTAACTCGAATCGTTTGAATCATGTGGGGAAACACCTTGGGCTTGGGGAAAAAGTGCAGACAGGTGGCTTCCAGTTGTGGGCTGGTTGTATGCGTGGTGATATGAAGTCGTGGAAAACGATGATTAAATACGCTAAACAGGATGTTGATTTACTTCGTGATGTGTACTTAGCGTTGCGACCTTGGATGAAGAACCACCCTAACTTAAATATTTTTTCTCAGGAACATGCTTGTCCTACTTGCGGATCGTACAATCTTCATCGCAGAGGATTTGCATACACGCAGGTTAGCAAGTTTCAAAGGTGGCAATGTAATGACTGCCACTCTTATAGCAGAAGTCGGCTGGCTGAGAAAAGCGAGAAACCTTCTATCGTTCCTTAGTTTGTAATTGTACTGTAGGTAGATGGCCCGTTTTTTCTTTGTGCTGTCACGAATACTGTTTGCTTCTATGCTTATCATGGCGTTTATTTCGCCTGTCGGAGCGCAAGAACAGAACGTTACGACCTGTGTCGAGGATGAAGAAGATAATTTGTTGCGTTGCACCGTGTGGGTTAATGAATTTGAGGCTGGGCCTACGTTCACGTTGGAAATAACTGAAGATCAAACTCCGATAAATGCTATTACTTTTACGTCTATGACCTGCGATGATTGGGACAATGCGCCTCATGCCTACGCTGCCGATCCTCACATCTGGTTATATAGCGTTAATAGTGAAGGAACATTGACTCTGGTTGCGGATGATGACGACTCTGCGCCTCATAACGATGGGAGTAACATGTGCTGGGATAGCCAATTAACACCCACCCTAGACATAGGTACGTATCAGCTTAGAGCTGACGCTTACGATGACGAACATATAGGAACGTACACAATGGAATTGTCCGGCGGTTCGTGGAGTTTAGATGGTTCAGAACCAGAGCCTACTCCAACTGTTGACCCGACACCTACTCCAGAACCTACGCCAACCCCTGAACCAACTCCTACTGTTGAGCCGACTCCTACGCCTACGCCAACGCCTGAACCTGAGCCGACACCAACTCTTGAACCTGAGCCAACGCCTACGTCTGAGGAAGAAGTCGAGCCAACGCCTACGCCAACGCCTGAACCTGATCCTAGTCCTCAAATCGACCCCACTCCTGTTCCCACTGTCGAAGATGATGTCCCCGAACCTTCTCCTGAAAGTTCGCCCGAACCACAACCCACACTACCGCCAACCCCAGAAGAGCCAGAGGAACTACCCACACCACCAGAAGAATTGCCAGAATTGGAATATGAACCCCAAGAGCCAGAAGAGTGGCAACCACCAGTATTGATAATAGAACCAGAGGAAGAAGAAGGATACCCATACGATGATGATAGCATCTGGGTTGATCTGGAGGAAGTAGATTGGGAAGATTACGATTTTGATTTTGATGAGTTACCTGAAATAGAAGAAGAATTTATAGACGAGGAGTTTGAAGAAGATGAATTGGAATTTGAAGAAGAAGAATTTGAAGATCTGGTTAATGAACCTGAACCACAATTTGAAGAATTGGTGGAGCGAGACGAAGAAGAAGATGCCAACTTGGATGAGGCAGATGTTCTAGAATCAGAGGAAGAAGATATTGAATTTGTCCTTGAAGAATTTGAGGACATTGAAGAAGTTGATTTCGAGGAGTTGGATATAGATGAGTTGGACGACGAAATTCTTTTTGAAATATTACAAGATGAAGAGAACGTTGAAGAAATTCTTGAAGAGATCTTAGAAGATAACGAAGAGTTTTTTGAGGAAGCATCTGAGGAACAGGTAGAGGAGCTTTTTGAGGCAGCTCCAGAAATATTTAATGACGCTTCTGACGAGGTTAAAGCTGAGTTAGAAGAAGAAGTTAACGTGTACGCTGGGGGTCTTGAAACTTACGTCGCTGAGGATTCAACGATTACTGTTGAGGATCGTCGGGTAGTGATTGCTGTCACGACGGTTGCTACAATAGCGACTGGAGCAGCGGTAGCTAGACCTACACCTCGACCTACACCTCCACCGACACCAAGACCTACACCTACACCTACACCTCGACCTAGCAGTCCGCAAGCTGCTGCTCCCAGTGGTCCCGAAGCGCCAAGGAGAAAAGCGAAAGATGATAAAGCGTAGAGTTAAAAGAGTAACAAAGGAAATTTTTGCTTTGTCTCTTACTGCTGGTTCAACAGGCATTGTGCTTATTACATTGTCTGGTGAGACTAGGGAGTACGGTATCTGGCTTACCGTAGGGTCGTTCATTTGCCACATGATAGGTGTTTGGATTGATTGGAAAGACGAGTGAGTTTAGAAGCCCTGTTTCTTTTGATACTTACTGGTTGCTTGCTGCCGTGGATGGCGTGGGTATCAACCGTACTTATTAAGATTGAGATTCGTTTAGCCAGAGGTGACGCTCTTTTGGATAACGTAGAAGCTACGTTAGCTGACCATGAGCAGCGGATCAGGGCATTAGAGTCACACCACTAGCTTTATCTAACTGGTGTCTCCACAACAATAACAATTCTGCTGCAAAGTCAGCGTCCATAACTGCTACCTTGTCTACTTGTTTCCCTACTGTGGACCTTCTGTCCCCGTGTATAGCGAAGATAACCCATTTGTTGTCGTCTGATACGTTACGTATGCGAGCTATCCATTTAAACAAAGACCATGCTTTGCGGTACTTGACTTCCACCGTCACGCCACTACCCCCCAACCAGATGTCATGGGATTCAGTGGAAGCCGAAGTACGTTTAACGTCTTGGTGACCCCACTCTATCAAGAGATCACGGATAATGTTCTCTCCGACAGTACCTTTTTGTCGTGCTTTGCTCACTGTTTAACGTAAGCGTAGTTATCTATGTACTGGTCGAGCATACGGCGTATCATTGATGACCTTGTACGGCCTTCGTCGATAGCGATATGGTCTACTTTGTCTACTAAATCTTTCGGCATCCGTAATGCTACTAGTTGATCGTTGGCTGTCATTAGAATGGTATCTCCTTTGCTTCTCCAGAATCGTAATCGTATCCGGTGTTTTGTTCTATTTTCTTTTTGTATTCATCGTCGGCTGGTCCTAGCCTGCCTGTACCTGATGAAAAGTTTGATGCCCCTTCAGGCTTTCGTATGACATTGGCTACATCCCATACGCTACAGTTCCAAGAAGTTTTTGTTTCTCCTTCTTTGTTTTTGTAGGAGCTTTGCGTGAATTTCCCACGCACTATAACTCTAGAACCTTTGCTTGTTTTATCTGCAATGGTTTCTGCTAGTACGGTTGACCCGTCTCTACTGTCCTCCCATATTGTGAGGTTGACCCAGATGGTCGGGTCGTCCTGTTTCAGAGAGTAGGCAAGTGCGTTTTCGTAGACGGTTTTGCCTGTGCTTTCTATTACTTTCATTGACCAGTCTCTGCCGAGATTGCCGTGAAGGTAATGTGTATGTTCATTGATACTCATTCTTCTCCTTTAGTGAGTTCTTTATGTAGCCGGTAGCTTTCGTCACCTGTCCAGAGACTTAACCCCAGAGAACAGCGCATGGCTATCCGTTTAATCCCGTCGCTGACGCTACTCTTAGCGTTCTGACCTGAGTGTTTACTAGGTCGCTCCACTTCACCTATCTCTTGGATAGTGACCGTGCGCCCATCTATCTGGAACGTGGCTTCCAATATGCAACCCTCAACTATACCTTCAGGGCTGCGTATCAGTTCCACTATTCTCATATCAAACGGGCCAAGATGAGCGAGCAAGAACTGTGTTATGTCTCCGTGACTAACGTACCTGTCGCCTCTGCCGGTTGGTTTAACTTTCACATACGCTTCTGGTATGGGTTTAGCTAACTTCGTTAACTGGGATGTCATCATTATCTCCTTTCAATAATGATTCATGATAACGGGCTGTAGATAAAGACACATCGGTTGGTCCTACCATTTGGCACAGCTCATTAAATCTACAATACCTACACCCCCAGTAGCCTCCCTTATGAGGCACACCGTAGGGGCTAGGGCTTTCTATTAGCTGGTCAAGTCCATCGTCGTCAAATACTACGGCATCTGGGAGCTTGTCGGAGCTAAGATCGTATTGGACAGAGCGGAACAGTTCTAGTTCAGCGTCAGCTAATTGCATTGGCGACATGTTGTACTCGTAGATAAAAAAATCTAACGGGATTACCCATTCCATGATGTCTCCTGCTTTTGTTTTGCTACGGAAGTCATCGCCTTTAGCTATGTACACTAGGTACACAGCGTCTACTTGTTTGCCTGCTTCTATCATGCCTTTGGCATACAAGCTGGCTTGCACAATGTGTTCTCGCTTAGGAACCCCTGACTTTTTACAGAGGGAATACCCAAACGGACTCATGGTTTTTATTTCTAACAACCTGTATTGGTCATTGACTTTAATTAAACCATCGCAGCTACCGCTAAGACTAACACCTGAGTAGGACAGATCTATTGCTGTCTCGTACTCTCCTTCAAACTGGTCTGCACATGCTTCTTGCACTACGTTGTGCATGTGTGTGCCTAGCTCGAACGCTAACAGGGTTGTCGTGTCTATGGTGTGGCATTCCTCTGTCTGCAAAGCGTTGAAGCCTCGCTGACGGAGACACGCCCCAGAGTCAGACACCCTACTCAGGGTACCGCACGCTGTTTCCTTGACCTCTCTGTTTCCTTGTAAGAACCTGCCGTAAGCCTGCTCTATATCGCTAGTGTATTCCACTTAACTATCCTTAACAATCTCGCCTTCGTCGGGCGTACCCTCGAAGTCCTTGTTTGCTATGGGTGACAGCTTTCTGCTGGCCGTAAATTCTTTGCCGAACGCTCGCTCCATACGACGCTCGTACACTAAGTAATCTATATATTCATCAGACATATTCTGTATCTCCTTCGTAGTCCCATCCATCAGCAAGCCGGTAATAAGCTACCTTCCTGCCACCGTTGGGGTTATCCATTTTTCTTTCTATCGGAACGCCGTACTCCTCAGACAGTTGCCTGACACGTCGCTGCCAATCGCCAGAGCCAAGACTTAATCTCATATCCTCTCCACTAACAAACCCGTCGTTGCCGACGTAGCTTGCCCTATGTGATCTGGTCAAAGCGTTATGCTTTTCCCAGCGTAGAAAGTCTAAGACTTGTTTGCATCTTAGCCCTGCGTCTTTCAGTTCCTTTGCTGCTTCATGCTCTAACGAGTCAGGGTTTCCTGATCTCGCACGTTCATATAATTGAAGCGCCCTGAATGGGCGACGACAAGTCGGACACACATCGCAGTTGCGAGGGTCACTCATCATCGTCACCGTATTCTCTTTTATAGCCCTCATTGATAGCATCAACTACATCGTAAAGTTGCTTGAGGTGAGGGTTCTCCGTTTCTTCTTCTGGAGTGAACCCAAGTAATGTAATTTTTGGCATATTAATATCCTTCCTTATGTTTATAAATGTTATTCGTCTTCTTCTGACCCGTAATAATCTTTGGGCATACCCTGATTAAGTACGAGGTCATCGAAAAGAAATTGGGTTAGTAGGTAATGCAATAACGATGCTTCGTCTGTGTTCATTTCAACAGACCAATCGTATGGGTACACTTCGCCGGTGTCGTAAGTAATTAATACTTTACTATCATCGGTGAGTGCTAACCTTACAGGCTTGTTTGTGAAAGCCGGATGGTATTGCATATCTTTGTAAAGTGTCATGCCTTCCTTTCTGGGATTACTATAATTGTAGCACACTGTCATCAGATGTCAAACATCGTTCGACCAGTTAGCTCCGTTACAGAACTTACAAGTAGGATAATTCTTACTTATCCTGTCAGCGTAAATCGCTCTGCAATCTAAACACCTAACCCAAGAGTCAGGTTTTTTATATGCAGCTTTACGCCTTTTAGGTTTCTCTGGTGAGAAATCAAAGTCCATGTTTCCTTCTTTCTTATTTGTTATTGGTTAGCAATTATCTCCCCACCGCCTTCGGCTTGGAATATGTGAGCTTCCCAAATGTCCATTGAATTATCGACTTCGCCGATGTATTCTTCACCGAACTCGCCGTTATATTCAAAGCGGACCTTAGACCTATCCCCCCACATTCTCATGTGTCCTTGCTCAACCAATTCGCATTCGATTGAATCCAGAACAGATTGAATGGATGGGTAGGCTCCGTATCTTGCATTCTTCTTGAAAGTCTTAGCGACTCCTTCAGAGATTGCTTTGATCTCGCCTTTATTCATGGCTTCCTCCTTTCTTTTTTTGTTAAATCCTTTTTAACAGGGTATCACACGCTGTCAAGTCGGGCCTTCATCATACGCCAACGATGACGCTCTGATGCAGTCATCCCATGTCTGAAACCCCAGAGTTGGAAAGGGTCTGGCTCATCCTCAACAGACGTAGCAATACACTGTTCAAACACAGGACAAGAATCGCAAATGAATCTACACTTACGATGCTGGTCCGAATAGAATATCGTAGTCATGCCACGACAGCCAGCTTTCTCTCTCCAGTCCATCTTTCTATTTTAGTACAGGTAAACCCCCCATACAGGGAAAGAAGGACCAAACCCGTATGGGGGGCAATGAATAGCTTATCCGAAGACAAGCTCTCCAAACAACCCGTACTGGACAATAATATCTGCCCATTCGACATCGTACATGTTGAGAAATTTCTCATAGTCGTCTGTCTCTGCTGCTTTTATTAGAACTCCAATAACGTCGCTGATTAAAGAACCAGCTTCACTAGCAGCAACTTGAAGTTTCATAGGTTGTGTCACGAGACGTTGTGTCCCAGCCATGATGGTCCACCAATCAATCACAGAACCAGCACCATCTTCATAGTAATCGTCTTTGACGGTCACCTTGGCGTACCAAGCACGACCCTCATCATCAGATACCCACTCGTGGATGTCAGCCCAATAATCAATACCGCCTTCAATAGCAGTTTCAAATACGTCTTTAGCGTATTGCTCATAACTAATTGTCATGTTCTTTCCTTTCTTTTTTTTATTTATTTATTTTCTCTTTAATATAAGAGATCAATACAGGCACAACAAACAAAGCGATTATCGCAACCCCTAAGAGTATCGTGCTTACAATGCTCATGTCTGCTTCAGGATGCACCTAATTCCCTCCTGCGATTTATAGCAAAGTCTCTTAAAGATTCACCTATATAAAGCATTACTTTTAGATGTTCTTCTTCAGTAAATTTCGCTTGCCTAGTTCCATCAGATAATACTCCGTGTATTGACTCTAAGTAAGAGTCGGAAAGAGCATCAATCAACTGAGTTCTTTGTTCTGATGAAAGATTTTCTATATCTTTTTGCAAAGTCATTCTTCTTCCTCCTTTCTGAAACACTTTCTATTAACAAGCGCTTCCCACTACCCACCCTACGACAGGGGACTATCTTCAGATGGGTAGGGAGCTACGCTCATCAGCTCTAGGATTTACTACCGTGCGTCTTGCTCGGTTTACCTTGAATCGTCAGAGTTTGCTAGTTCAAGTCTACTTCTACTGGCTTGAATCCGTTTCTAATTCGGGTCTTTCTTTCGTGGGTATACCACCTAAGTTCATCAAAGTCATACCAGACTTCGTAACATTTTTCACAGAGCCAGAACTCATCAACCCACTCATCGCATCCAATTTCATAATGGATTTCTTTGTGATGTTTGACATGGCTCTCACAATCACAATGAAAATTGTTATCGTTGTGCCATTCATTAGGGTGAAAGTTCTCACCTAGCACAGGATATTCATTCACTGTTCTCATATCTCTCCCTTCTTTATTTTACTAGCTACCTATAATACGATTTAGAGGAGCTAGAACTTCTTTGTAATGTATATCCAATATATACAGTGACCTGTCAGATTCAATCTCAGTCTTATCCAAGTTGTCTATCTCTTGGATAAAAGCATCGTAGAATCTTTGGTGGTCAAACCTGTTGTTATCTTCATAACACATGTCAGCTACAGCCTTTACTGTCGCTACTATCGGAACTACTCTTTGAGCTAAAGCTCCTGCCCCGTACCCTTCGGTAGGTTTAGCTAGTGCTTCGGCTAATCCTTGATAGTATTTTCTACTTAGTGCCATTATCTTTCCCTTCTTTCTTTATTTGTAGCTTAGTAATTAAGCTCGCACCAATGAATCATTTCATCAGCGAGTTCCGTTGTTGATAGTCCTTGCTTAGACAAATCGATTGCCTCTCGCATGAAATCCCTATCCTCAGCCAGCATGTATGGTGAACATCCTGTTTCACCAGCAACTAGGCTAAAGAATAAGCTTGGACCAGATGGTTTATTTAATTTCATTATCTTTCCCTTCTTTCTTTATTGTTTAGGCCGAGAAACTTATATCAAAGTCCCAGCTACCATTATTAATAACAGAATCAATGCGTGATTCTATTTCTTCATCAACCCAACCCTCATTAAGGCACTCCTTAAGAGCGCTCTTGGCTGTATCAATATCCACTTCAGCATCGTCGTCACAGTCTTTAATCTGCTCTTTAATCATGAAACCTATATGCGGTTCAAGTTCTGCAAGCAGAAACGGTAACGCTATTTTAACTGCATGTTGGACAGTTTGATTGACTTGTTTCAAATCCCAATTAGTGATTTGGTCAAAGTCAAAGTTGTCTAAATAACTCATATCTTTTCCTTCTTTCTAGCGCCCCATTAGGCACTACTAAAGACACTGTTTCCAATGTCCAAAGCACAACCTATTGGTTAATAAAATTTACAATTTCTAAAGATGTCATATCTTCCGTAATGACTTTAAGATCAGACCAGCGGTCAAGGCTATCGCTAAAAATTTGCTCAATGATTTGATCTCTCTCAAACGTAAATGTTATGCGGTGACCATTGTAATTGGTTCTTGTAAAAGTCCACTTACCCTGTTGAGGTACTGCATCTTCAATGAGTTGTAGCATCTTGTCCCATAATTGGTGCAGGGCTGTGACTTCTGATGTCATCATTATTTGTTCGATTTCTTTTCGATTCATATCTTTCCCTTCTTTCTAGTGCTAAGCACTGGGAAAAGCACCATCGCTGATGCTCAACCCACAACTTAGCAGCGTTAAGCGTTAAGCCGGTCTACTTTGTCTACTGCTATTCCAAAGTCATCCTTAAATTCGTAAATGACTTTGTTAATGGCGTAAAGTTTTTCGTATATCTCACGCTTAGTACCACGTTTAGACATATCACGTTCGCCATTGCCTTCATTAAGAATTCGTACTAATCGGCAATCACCATAGGCATACTCAATTTCAAAGCGTCCTACAGCATTGCTATCCCGAATACCAAAGTAACCGTTTAACACTTCTACTTGACGCTCTAAATCTTGTGTAGTTATTCTTTCTGACATTATCTTCCTTCTTTCCAGTGCACTAAGCACTACTAAGGACACTCTCACGAATGTCCAAAGCACAACTTAGTGATTCAAGACTATCTTGCACACGTCGCACAGATACTCTCCGCTTGGTTCAGCGTCACCCGTGTAGCTATCATACTTCCAATAGTATTCAGGTCTAGCACAAGGTCCATCAATATGGCTACCTTTAGTGTTTTTGTATTGTTTGTGATGCTCAAAGTCTAACCGATCATACAAGTCAGGGAGCTTAATGCACTTGGTACATAAGTCCCAGTGCATGTTCCCAAATTCTTCACAAGGGTCTTCGCTGTCGTTGAATGCGTCACACCAGTGATAATACCGATCACCTCTACGCCAACGGTCGAGGTCTACTTCTTTGTTATACCAATTAAGCATATCTTTTCCTTCTTTCCGTGCCACTAGGCACTAGGAAAAGCACTGTCTCCAATGCTCAACCTACAACCTAGTGTTCGTGAATGTACCAATCGTACAAATTATATTTGGATGGTTTACCAAACTCTGCGATAAACTCTTTACGTTCGTTAGTTATGAATGATTTACATTCACGATAGTTATTTGATTCAAATAGTGGATACTCTTGTTCAGGTAAACATCCATCTATGCCATACCATACGCTGTATTTCATTATTTTCCTTCTTTCCAGTGCGCTAAGCACTACTAAGAGCACTATTTCTAATGCTCAAAGCACAACCTAGCGAGGTAGGTACGTATCCAAGTGAACCATAAGCTTATGATAATCACTTAGTTCACCTTCGGGAGCATCCGCAGCTTTAAAAGCTAGGTAGCGGATATGGTCAGCGAATGTAACCACAATCGCACGCCAAGCAGCGACGGTCATATTGTCGGGCCGTGCCTCTAATATCCGGCTGGCAACATGCGCTCCAGTAGATAAATAATCCGGCTCTATCTCAATAGTGAATTTTTCACTCATTATTCTTCCTTCTTTCTAGTATCAGGTGATACTACTACGGGCACCCTTGCGGATGCCCTAAGCACTACCACCGGATTTTTCCGGCCCAGTTTGGAATCGTGTCAGTCTTGCCGACTGTCTGAAGTGTCCACACGGTATGCCGGTTGTGAACTCTGGGAGCCGGTGCAACCGTTGAACGGTGCGTTATCTGGCTATATCGGATAGCTAACGCCCTTTGATTCTTAGCTCTTGCCTTTGCTCTTGCTCTGGCTTTGCGCTCTAGTTCTTCCATGTCTTTCCTTTCTTTCTAGCTCCAGTCTGGGAGCCTCGTCAGTACGGTATCCGTAGAGAAGGAAAGAAAGATTCTAATTTACCCTTAGGGCCATACGGCCTCCATCAGTAGTATCCCGATAGGTGTCGGTTAAGTCATCTCGCCTCGGTAGTTGTCCTAGTAGCCTAGGGTCTTTCCGCTAATTCCCGTTCAATACCGGTTTAAAAGGTGTGACCAATTTGGGGACTTTCAACCTTTTGGAAGAACTCTTGTGTCGGGGTCTATGGTCGCCCTGTCCTTCCTATTCGCTCCCCCTTCCTCAGGGCTTATCTCAGAGTCGGTTTCTAAACTGAGAAGCTACTTCAATTACATACACAGATTGAAGATCAATGCCAGTCACCCAACAACATTGTAACATTTCTGTAACATAACGAACGTTATACAGCTAAGGCGTTTATAGCTCCAACATGGGTAACAGTACCGGCGAACGTATAACAGTCCTTAGGACGCATCCTAGGGCCACTACAGGGCAACATCGAACAAACGTTCGCTTTCAAACCACACATTAAGCATACCTAATACTGGGTGTTCTGTTTGATTGACACCCCCTATCAGCCTGGCCTTACAATAAGTGTTAGGCATACCTAACAGATTGCCTTGGTACCCCCCATATCCTTGAGTTATTAGCGGTTTGTTGGTTGTTTTGGTTCAGTTGTTTGTGTGTTGTGGGGGTTTTTTTGTTGTGTGTTTGGGGTGTTTGTTTTTTGGTGTTGGGTTGTTGTGTTTTGGGCGTGGGATCCCTTGGGAACCTCCCAAGCATTAGGGCTGCTTTGGCCTTGTAGTCGCTTTGTCCTGTGCGCTACGCCCCTATGCGCTCATTCCTGTTGCGTTGTCATAGGGGGCGGTTACCCTTCTGACGGGTGACGCACCGAGGGTTAGTCGGGCGCTTCTTACAAGCGTTGCTGTGGTGGGTCAAGGGTCCACAGTACCCGTTTGGGATTAAGTTATGTTGTAGGGTATCTCGGTTGTTTCTTTTTTGCAACAGTATGACAAGGAGTTTTTGTGTTTTTTGAAGATTTTGATGAGGTGTGGGACGTGGAGGACGATGAGGTGCTAGAGTGTGGGTTAGAGAATCCTGAGTATTGTGAGAGTTGTCAGTAGAGGGCGTTATGGGTATAAATGAAATTGGTATAAATAAAATTAAAAGAAATATAAATAAGAAAAAGCGTAAAGTTACTTTAGGCGCTGGGTCGGTTGACGCTGCGTACCGTAATACTATTAAAGCGCAAGAAGCTAGTTATGGTCGTGCTAGGCGAAGAGCTAACCATCGCCGTATGAAGAAAGCACGGGGACGGTTTTAATGGCGTATGGTTATGGTAAGCCTATGAAGGCTAAGAAGAAACGTAAGCCGAAGAAGCGTAAGAAGTAATGCCTTCTAAGAAAGATCCTCGTTTAGCTAGAGCTGGCGTATCTGGATATAATAAGCCAAAGCGTACTCCTAAGCATAAAACAAAGTCGCATGTTGTTGTGGCTAAAGAAGGTAATCAAATTAAAACTATTCGATTTGGGCAGCAGGGTAAAACTGGTGATAAGGGTAATACTGCTAGGTCTAGGTCGTTTAAAGCCCGTCATGCGAAGAACATTAAAAAAGGTAAGATGTCTGCTGCGTATTGGGCTAATAAAGTTAAATGGTAGATGGGTTCTGGTAAAGCTACCCCAGTAGAAAAATGGGCTGAGTACTTGTTGCTACGTCGTAGCATGAGTATATATCAAGCAGCGAAACAAGCTGGCGTTAATTACCATTCAGCTAGAGATAATGAATCTGGGCGTATATCTACACGCAATTATGTTATCGCTAAGGAACAAACAGAGCATGTGGGTGTTTCGACTATTCCTACGTATGCGGAGTTACCTGAGGAAGTGCAGGAATGTTGGGACAATATTGAAAAATTTGCTTTGCGTTATTTTGGTATTGTGTTGCAGCCTTGGCAGATAGAAGCTACTGAAAAAATATTTGAACTTTTTGAAACGCCTTTGGAGGAGTATTGTGTTATCAATGCACCGCCGGGCAGTGGTAAGTCAACGTTTTTTGCGAAAGTGCTTCCAGCATGGGCAACAGTCCGTAACAGGGCGATTAGAGGGATGCTCGGTTCCTCGACTCAACGTCTCGCTGAATGGTATACACGGCGTTTGAGGGCGGAGTTTGAACGTGAGCATGTTGCCCGTGCTGAGTTGAACGATTTAAAATTGGGTTTGGCTGTTGATGCTGAATGCACTATGCAGCAGGATTTTGGCCAGTTTAAACCTGACGCTAAAGAGATATGGCGTGCGGAGGCGTTTACTGTTGTGCAGCAGGGCGACGTGCCGTTGTCTCAAAAGGAGCCGTCGTGGTCTGCGTTTGGTATGGACTCTGGTTTTCTTGGTGGCCGTTTTGATCTTATTATTTGGGATGACGTATGGGATCCTCGCAAGATGCGTAATAGCGAGTCACGTGCTGACATGTATCGGTGGTGGGATGAGGTAGCTGAAACTCGTTTGGAGCCTGCTGGGTTGCTTATTTTGCAGGGGCAGCGTATGGCTTCTGACGATATTTACCGTTATGCGTTGGATAAAGTTGCGCCTGTCGATGACGATGTAGAAATTGAAGATGTTAATGACGGTAAAGTAGATCTTGAAGGCGAACGTAAATACACTCATCTTAAATTTAAAGCTCATTATGATGAAAGGTGCGAGCAGTTACATAAGCCTAGTGACGTTGCTTACCCTGAGGGTTGTTTGTTGTATCCTCGACGGTTGCCTTGGCGACGTATACGACATGTTAAAGCGCAAACGCCTGACCGTTACGAAATTTTGTATCAACAGGAAGACACTGACCCAGCATCGGTGTTAGTTGATCCTCTTTGGATTTCTGGCGGTACTGGCAATAACGGAGTTGAGTATATTGGGTGTTGGGATAATGACCGTGATTTATGGGAAGTGCCAAAGTATTTAGCTGGTGAGGTAATGGTTGTAGCTTCGGCTGACCCTTCTCCGTCTAATTTTTGGGCGTTGCAATGTTGGGCGTATTGTCCTGAATCTGAGTATAGATATTTGTTAGAATCGCATAGAAAAAAAATGGACGCTCCTTCTTTTTTAGATTGGAACCATGATACGCAAAAATTTACTGGTATAGCTGAAGAGTGGTGGCAGATAAGTAACGAGATAGGTTATCCGATTACGCATTGGATAGTTGAAGCGAACGCTGCTCAGAAATTTATTTTGCAGTACGATCATTTTCGGCGGTGGTCTGCGTTGCGTGGTGTAGAGCTTATACCTCATTACACGCATTCTCGTAATAAGGGTGACCCTAAGTATGGTGTGCAAATGTTGGCTCCGTTGTATCGTTTGGGTCGTATTCGGCTTGCAGGGAAACAAGGAACTAATGCTAGACCTAATTCGTTAAGTTTAGTTAATGAAGTAACAAAATGGAATCCAGAAGGCACAGGGTCTAGAACTGATGACTGTGTAATGGCACAATGGTTTGTAGAACATAATCTGGAGAAACTATACGTACCTGCAACTAAGCCATTTAAACAATGGCGACCTACGTGGGTAACAGCAGAAAGCTAAAACATTGAAAACAGCAGAAGAAATTGTAGACCTGTACTACACCCGTTCATCTAATAATGCTGGTGTAAAAGAAAAAATGCGGCATATACGTGATCATTACAATGGCGATGTTATTGTTCCGCTTCCTGAAATAGATACGACAGAATCTTCTGCTGTAGCTAATTTGTTGGCGCAGGGTTTAGATCAAACTGCTATGCGTATAGCGTCGGTTACTCCTGATATTATTTGCCCTCCTGAAGATGAAACATCTAAACAAGCTCAGAAATATTCTGCGATTCGTCGTAAAGCGTTGTTTGGTTGGTGGCAGAACTCAAGAATTGACATGCAACTAGCTAAAAGGGCACGTCATTTAATTGGATATTCTAACACTATTGTTCAAATACGTTTTAATCAAGAAAAAGGATGTCCGACGTGGCATGTTCGTGACCCGTTGACAGCGTATCCGTCTAATTTACGTGGCGCTGATAATATGACTCCTTCTGATTGCGTGTTTGGGTATGAACGTTCGTATGGTTGGGTTAGAAAATCTTATCCTGAAGCTGCTTTGCGGTTTGCTGGCGTTTCTAACGCTCCGTTAGATAATGATAAACCAATTGAACTTATTGAGTATGTGGACCATGAAGAGTATGTGCTTGTAGCGGTCCGGCATCCAGCTAATAGCGTTGGCATGTATTCACGTAATAATGATACTGGGCCTGTTGTTGCTGAGTTAGAACGAACACATAACCCTACAGGCGTATGTCCTGTCATTATGGCAGAACGTATTTCTTTAGATCAACCTAACGGCCAGTTTGATGGCATTCTTGGGATGTATCAACAACAGGCAAAACTTATGGCGTTGGAAGTGATAGCCGTCCAGAAAGGTATTTTTCCTGATACGTGGCTTGTTGGCCGTGCTGGTGAGCAACCAAATATTGTTAACCCTGCGAATGGTTTAACTGGAGAAGTTGGTGTTATTCGTGGCGGTGATTTAAAAGATATGCAATTAAATGTAGGGTTTATGACTAACCCTGCAATTGATCGTTTAGAAAGGGCGCAGCGTTTAACTGCTGGTGTGCCTGCCGAATTTGGTGGAGAATCTACTAGCAATATTCGTACTGGTCGCCGTGGCGACGCTGTGCTTTCTGCGGTTGTTGATTTTGCTGTGCAAGAATCTCAAAAAATACTTGCTCGTTCTTTAGAAGCAGAAAATAAAGTAGCTATTGCTATGGCTAAATCGTATGCTGGCAATAAATCTAAATCGTTTTATGTTTCTATGAATAAAGTAAAAGGCAAGGTAGATTATGTCCCCAACAAACATTTTACAACCGACGACAACGTTGTTTCGTACAGTCAGGCTGGCGCTGATATTAACAACCTTGTTATCGCTGGCGGTCAACGTTTGGCTATGGGTACAATGTCGAAAGAATCGTTTATGAAAATAGATCCTCTTGTTGAGGATGTTGAAGCTGAACTTGATTCTGTTACTGCGGAACAATTAGAAGGAAGTTTGCTTGCTAGTTTGCAGCAACAAGCAGCAGGAGGGGCGATACCGCCTTCTGATCTTGCTCGAATTATTGATCTTGTTAAATCAGATAAAGCTGAACTTGCTGAAGCTGTCGAAAAAGTACAGCGTGAAGCGCAAGAAAGGCAAGCCACAATGGTTTCGCCTACATCCCCTGAAGCACAAGCTGGTATAGCCCAAGCCGGAGCAGGAGCAGAGGCAATGGCTAGTCCACCTCCTCCTGCTCAAGGTGGGGCTGGCGGTTTGCGTGAGTTGTTAGGAGCGTTGTAATGCCTAGAAAAGGTAAAGGACAAAAAATACAAACTGTTGCTGACCAACAGTATGGTAAAGTTAAAGAGCAACGTGAAGCGCAAGCTGTTGTTCCTTTGCCACGGATGGAAGAACCTCCTAGAGTTGCTATGAAAGCTGGTGAAGTTCCTTTTAATAGGCCGACAGAACGACGCAACGAATCTGTGTTAACTTCTCAATCGACAAGACCTGCGAGTAGGCCAATATCGGCAACACGTAAATTTCAAATGTTGACTTCATTGCCTGTTTTAGAAAAAATGGCTTCTCAACGAGATGCTTCACCAGAGTTGAGGCAAATAGTTCGTGAGATGCGTGTAGCGATTGGACCTATAGAAGAACTAGGTTCGTAACGTGGGCTTGTACGATTATCTTAAAGACAAAGCAGGCGACGCACAAGATCTTGTTGACAAGATTATTCCTGATCCGATACAAGAAGCAGCAAAAAGTGTTCCTATTTATGGGGCATTGTTTCAACCTGAACGTGCTGTTACTCAAACGCTTAGACCTTTTGTAGCCACTACTAATCTTTTTCGTGGCGCTGGAGGCACAGTTGTTGTAATAGGTAAAAACCTTTTATTTGATAGTGGAAGACAAATTTTTGGTAATGGCGACAGGGTAGCTCTTTGGGAAGATCCGTTGGCTGCAATAATTCAATACGGTAGAGAAGACATAGCACGTGATATCTTAGGTTTACCTCTTGACCCTGAGAATGAAGGCATGGGATCTGGCTATGGATTGTTTGCCTCTAAAGGTTTAGGTGGCGGTACTTTTGGTTTAGTTCCAGAAGAAATACGTGATGTTACAAGACCTGCTGTTCAAGAAGGCGTAGAAGGTTTGCATTGGGCTTTTAATAATTTAGTAGATAATCCATTGTCAATGACATTTACGATGATAAATAGAGTGCAAGACGCAGCAGGAAATAACCCTTTAAATTTGCTTGATTACAATACGTACAGTGTTTTATTTGACGCTAACGAATGGAAACAAGCATACGATGTTGCATGGGTTCAAGAACGTTCAGCAGGTCAAGCGTTAGCTACTGGTTTATATGCAATAGATCCATTTGATGAAGAAGCTTATAACGCTATTAAAACAAACGATTTATTTACTGTTATTTCAGGTACAGCAGATTTAATTAAAGAATGGAAAGATCCTTTAGAAAGAGCTATTAGAGGAACTAAAAACATATCACGTGGTGAAACGGCAATAGTTAAGTTAAACGACGCTGGAGATCTTGTAAGAATATATGATTATGGTGTTCCGTTTATACCAGTTCGTCAAGCTATGCCTAATAAAATATGGGTTGTTGAAGGAACTGGCAATGTTCGTAAAATTGTTTACGATAAAGATATAACAACGTCAGCGATTCAAAAACCAGATAGTTTAACGCCTCCTCAAGGGATGGTTTCTAAAGTCAAAGATCGGTTTAATAAGCCTAATAATTTAACTGAACAAGATTTAGCGTTGCGTAAAACTGTTACAACTGAACAAGCTAAAGGTATGGCTGAAAGCAAATGGTTTAATGACACGTGGAATACGGTTATGGACGCTGTTCCTGATAATAAATTTTCTGCACAGTATAAGTCTAGTAAAATTGTTTCTACTGACGCTGACCAAACATTAATTAATGAACGTGGTGTTCGTTGGAGACAAGCTGCTGGTAGGAAAAATAATACTAAATTACCTGAGCGTGTGCAGACAGCGTTAGCTACTGCTCCTAGTAAACTTGCTGCTCAAAGAATTTTGCGTGAGTATTTAGGCGATACAACTGTTAAGGGTGAAATAGCAGAAGTTATTAGGCAAGCTGGCGCTGTTTTAATAGATAGTGATTATGGTAAAAGAATTAAATTATTAGATGACGTTGATCGTGATATAACTAGGGCAAGAAAACGTATTGACGGTACTAACGGTAAAATATCTACGTTAAGAAATAGGATTGAAAAGTTACAAGAAAAACGTGAATTAATTTCTACAGAAGTTTTGCCTGTTGAAATACAACAAGCACGTAGAATTTCTGATTCGTTTGAAGGTGGTATTGAATCTGTAGATGATACTCGTCGGCGTATTCTTAAAACTAGGCGTGCTGCTAATACCAGAGAAATAAATGCTTTAAAACAAGAAATAGAAGATTTAAAAGTTGAACGAGTTAAAGATGAAAATTTTGTTCGAGAAGAATCTGTTAGAAACGATGCGTTAGAAGCGGAATTAAAAATTGAAGGTCAAGTTTTTAATGATGTTCATTGGGAATACCATTTTGATTTTTATAATCAGATTAAAGTATCGCAACAAAAGAAAGTTACTTTAGATGCTAACGGCGATGTGTCGCTTCCTAAATCGCAAGTTGATGAATGGGATAATTTAGATAGAATTACTGCTCAAATTGTTGTAGATAAAATTGTTGAAGATGCTTTGTTGGCTGACAATATTGTTAAATCTGTTGGCAATAGAAAAATTTATCAACCGATTGGTGTAGTTCATAGGAATCATTTAAATAAAGTAAAAGAAACTACTGGCAATAAATTTACGTCTAATCATGACACTGTTGTTACTACTTTTGATAAGGCGTATTCAAATCCGTCTGTGTTTTTGCCTTTGGGAATAAAGGCTTTAAAAATATTTACTAGCCGTGTGCCTCAAGGCTTAATCCATTTTACTGATTTAGGTGGGCAATCTACGGTTATGTTTGAGCGTGTTATTGAAGACGCTTCAGAATTTGTTATTGGTGGCAAAAGATTGCTTTCTGAAAAAGAAGCTGTAGAAATTTTAGGCAAATGGAATGAATATGTTTTTAAAGGTGAAGATTACTCAACGTTTGTTGAATTTTACACAGCAACAATGAGCAAATTGGTTTACAGGGCTGAAGGCATGATGCGTAAACAAGATATTAAAATTTATGACGATACAGGCGCATTAGTTGATATACCTAAAGACTATCTTGTTAAGCAATTAAATGGCGCTCAAAAAGATTTTCTTAATAGGTTAGATAATAAAGAATTTAAACCTATTGATATGAGTGAAACTAAGTACACTGTTGATGAAACTGGGATGCGTGGCAAACGTATATACGATGAAGATGGTCAACTTGTAACAGAACGTAAAGCGTATACTGAGGAGCATACGTATACTAACGTTCCTGTTAATGAAGGTATACATACGTATACGTATAATTTAAGTTTAGCTCAGTTAGCTGAATGTTCTATTATTCCTAGATTTGATTTGTTGCAACGTGAAATTAATAGATCAATGAATAGAACTGATTATTTTGGTGGCGGTAAACGTGGGACGCAAAAAGAAGGAAAGTTAGTAAATCTTAAACGAAGCAAATACGCTAAAGCAGTTCCTGTGGCTGCTAAAGGTTTACAGGAAGTTTGGACTGCTGGTAAATTGTTAACGCCTCGTTGGACTGTGCGTGTGTTAACTGATGAAAAGTTGCGTGCTGCTGCTGTCATGGGAGTACTACCTATGTTAGGTACGCTTAACAAGGGGTTTAATCGTTGGGTTCAAAATATGCAGGCACGTGGTTTGAATTTGACTGATGAAGGTTTTTCTGTTGCGTTGCGAAATGAATTAAATAAAAATTTTGCAAAAAGTAAAGACGTGCCAAAAGTTTCTAATGATGCGACGCTAATAGATATAGTTAAATTTGTTGAAGAACGAGGTTTAAATTTAGAAGCTGTTATGGATAGTGCTTCTGCTCGTTATATAGAAGACGCTTTAAAAGCTAAAGAAAAAGCTACTAAAATAAGCCCTTCACGTAGAAAAGGTCTTGGCATAACTGCACGTGCGCTTGTAGGGGGTATGGTTAATCCTTTGCTTGGGGCTGGTTGGGGTTTTAGATATTGGAAAAACCGTACTAAGAATTTACAAAAGTATGCTGTTAAAAGTTCAGCAGCGCAATTAGCGAATGCGTTTCAAATTGACGCTGCACGTATAATAGGAGAAGCAGCAGATGATATAACTGTTATAGAACTTGCTGAACGTTTAAGTTCTAGTGGCGATCAGTTGTTAAAAGATTTAGCGTGGCTTGAAGATGAATATAATTTTGGTTTGTCTTGGGCTGATAAAGATAAGGTTGTTAGTTTATTTGACCAAGCTGATATGTGGTGGGAAAAAGCTGGTTACCCTAGACAAACTATTGGTAACGCAACTTTTGGTAATGCGTGGGGTTCTGATTTAAGGTTCCAACGCATGTCTCAAAGGCAGTTATCTAGCGCTAATAGTCTTGACACATCTATGCGTGGACCTGTTGCTGCTGCTAAACGTCAAATAAATGAAAACATAGGTGAAGGATGGGAAATTGTTGATGTTCTTAAAGAAGGTGTTACTGCATCTCAAATGAGAACAGCGTGGACACGTACTTATATGCAGATGTCACGTACAGGTACTAAAGAAATACAATTTTATAACATTATGTATAATGACAGTTTGTCTCACGTGCAAAAAGTTGAAGCTATTGCTACTTTAATTGAGAACACGCCTCGTTTGCAACGTAAGTATCAAATAAAAGGTTATGAAGGAAAAGGCGCTGATAGAAAAATATTTAAAGAAATAGCTGAAGACGCTATTGATGAAGTTAATGATTTTCTTCCTCCTGAATATTTCCCTGATTTGCGTGCCAAGGTGCGTGCAGGTGAGGAAATTAGTTGGGATGATGTTAAATCGACATTAACTGATCCAGAGTTTATAGCTAGACATGGATTTGATGGTAGTAAAGCTAACGAAATTATTGCTCAAATTCGTGTAAAAGATAACTCTTCACGTGGAGGGTTTGGTAAAGCTAGAGATTCTATTAGTCAACCATCAGCAAAACAAGAAGGTTTTATAAAATGGACACGTGATTTGATTGATAAAACATTTCAAAATCTTGGCACAGGCGCAGCAGATGATATTTCAAGAGGACCATTTTTTGAATCTAGGTATAGGACGCATTTAATAGATAGCGCAGCGCCTTACGCTAAAGCTGACGGCACGTATGATTTAACACCTGCTGATATTGTGCGTATGGAAGACGAAGCACGTAAAGCAGCTTTTAAAGACACTAGAGAAGTTATGTATGAGCTAGCTGAACACAGCGAATTTGCTGAAATGGTTGGTTTTATGTCGCCGTTCTTTAATGCGTGGCAAGAAGTTATTGGCAGGTGGGCTGGGCTAGCTATAGAAAATCCTGCGTTTGTTTATAAAGGTGT